TGCGGCCAACAGCTCAGCGTCCGAATAGCGAGCGAGCTGTTTCATCGTCTCGATGACTGGCGCCAGCAAAGGGACGCCTCGTCTTTGTTCAGGCCGTTCGGTTTCAATCAGATGCAAGATGTTCGGACGTCCTGTGGTTCTCCCGAACTTCTCGACGCGGATGTGTTTCATTTTTTGGCTATCGAACGAGCTCGGGTGACGGTCCGAGATATGATAGGCGACGACCTCGCCGTCACCATTGATTTCGACGCCGTTCAACATCTTCGGGTTCCCTTCTAAAGGCATCCCACCGTCCGCGCTGTTGACGCGGTCCGCCTCGATCAATTGGATACGCAGGTCGTACGGCATGTTCGCACGTGGCTTGATCGGCAGTAAGCAAAAGGCATCCCCGCTCATGAGCCATGAGAGGAATGCCAATCCTTGCAATTGATAGAAGTTGTTCATCCGCTGCATGTCACAATGGATGGATTCGGCCCATAGATTGAACTCGCGTTCGACTTTCGTCTCCCAGATGTCGGCTTCCTCGGTCGTCATGCCGAGATAGTCCGCGTCGATTTGTGCATTGAGTCGAAGCCCGGAACCGATGACGTTCGTCCGCATCGTCTTCAAGGCGCCGGTCGCAAGAGGGGCGCCCATGTAGAGATCGCGCGAACGTTCCCGGAGTTTAGGGATGTTTTTCTCGATGTCGTCGATGACCGAACCGTTCTGCGTCACCCACCCCGCCATGCTGCTCTTCCGAGAACTGGCACCGTGGTTTCCATATCCCTTGTTCATCACGGTCAATAGTTGTCGATTCTTCTCGCGTTTCAATCCTTGTGTCGGACTGATGAACGCGACGGTCTTATCTAGCCAATTCATTTCAATGGTTCACCCCCTTCATAGGTCACGTGGCACGATGCGTTTGGCGCGTCGTCGTGGCTTGTTCGTCAGGGCAGACACACGGCCTTCCCAGTATTTGATTTGCTGACGGATATCATCCATATCTGCACGGGTGAGCGACCGAGAGCCGATCGTGTAACTTTTCCCTGTCGAGACGGCCAGGTCCGCTTGATACCATGCCTCAAGATGCGTCTTCGCCCGTTGGAGGGTCATGACCCCAGTTAGTTCATTCAATTACGTCACCCCTTTCGATGATGTCCGCCGTTTCTTCTTCTTACGTGCGGTACCGAACGTGTATTCCCGCTCGGAATTCAAGTCCGGATTCAGGATCTCTAACGCTGCCGTGTTATAGACACGTAGATCGAGTGGCTCGTTTCGGTTCCGGATTTTCTTCCACACCTTGTACGCGACGCCTCTCTCGTATTTCGTGACGAGCGCTTCGGCCGTCAGACCGAGGAAATAATTCGCGTCATAGCCGCGCCCTTGGGGAAAGTGGCAATAGTTCGGCCCTATCTCCGTGACACGGATGTTCGACATGACGCGCGACTTGCCTTCCGAGACGCCGAGACTGACCAGCACCGCTTTGACCGGCTTCGGCCGGGTGTAGCCTGCGACGAGTGGCGTGTATTGTCCCTTCGTGTCGGACCGGCCCTTGATGGCGTAGACGCGTCTAGACTCCCGGGCCTTCGTGAACCGGTAAACCTCACCGGTGAAATGACCGCCGGAATCCATGCAGGTGACAGCAATGCCGAAACGCTTGCCGTCCGACTTGGACCACGTCCGTGAAAGATACTCATCGAGCTCTTGCCACGGTTTCTCTGTTTTGAGGTCGCCGTGAATGACATGGTATTCGATGCCCCACGATTCACGGCCCGCGCCCCATCCGACCACCTCGACTTCGAAACGGTCGTCCTGCGTATCGACGGCAGCCGTCAATACTTTGACCCGATTGGGGACTTCGGCGCCGTATTCTTCACGACGGCTTTCGAGGGATTCTGTATCGACCTCTTCCGTCTCTTCCTCCCATGTCTCGCCGAGCGAGGTGTTCACCCATACCTTCATCGCCTCCTGCCCTTTTTTCTTGGCATCTAGAAAGTCGTTGATGATCTCTTGCCATTTTTTCCACGGCGAGGCGAACTCGTTGAGATGAAAACCCCGACTGCGTGCGCCGGGGTTTCGGGCGATCCACTTGCCAGGGCTTCGTTTCCATTCGTATTCGTCGTGCAATGCCCCGCAACAGCTGCAGGACATCGAGACACTGTCGAAATGGATCTGGGCAAACTTCAACGGTTGATATTCGCCGCAGGACGGACAGGCGAGCGTCCATTCTTCCATCGTGCTGAGCTCATATTCCTTCTCGATTCGTGAAGCGCCTTTGATCGTCGGCGTCGACACGAAAATCTTTTTTCGGTTATAGAAGTTGTTCGTCCGCTTCTCGGCGAGCGACAACGGGTCACCCTCGGTCCCTGCCGATACCGGGAATCGGTCGATCTCATCGGCGAGCAGGATTCGAATCGGCCGAGATGCGAGACCCGACGGCGCGTTCGCTCCTGCGAGGACGATGTATCCGCCCGGGAACGATTTTTGGAGGGTCGTGTTCCCTGAATCGCGGCTCTTCGCATCGGCGATCTTATGTTTGATGGCCGGGGTGTCCCGAATCATCGGCGCCAGACGCTCTTTCGAGAACGATTGGGCGAGCGCGACCGTCGGTTGCACGACCAAGATCGGACCCGGGTCGAAGTCGACATGGTAGCCGAGCGTGTTCAAGATGAGCTCGGTCTTCCCGACCTGCGCACTCGACATGATGACGATTTTCTCATACTCCGGATCGTTGACCGAATCCATGATTTCGCGTTGATACGGTGCGCGATCCGTGCGCCATTGCCCCGGTTCGGCCGACGATTCCGACGAAAGTTTACGATAGGCGTCTGCCCACTCGGACACTGTCAGATCTGGTGGCGGCGCAATCGCGTTCTTGACGATGTCACGGAACAGGCTCTCGGTACTTTTACTTTTTCGGCTTGCCGTCATGGCGCACCGGCTCCCCGTTCAGCTCGTCGTCGATGGAAGTGACCTCGTCCGCGTCTTCTAGCAGCATCTTGTCCTTGCTGATGTCGTAGAAGACCATCGGGTCATAATCAGACAGTTCTTCCAGCGCTTCATACACCCCTTGCTTCAAAACCTCTTTGATCGGTGGGATTTCAGTCAATCCGACCAACTGCGGTGCGAATTTCGAGGGGATGGAGAGGATTCTCGCCCGGAACGCGCCCATCATATCGTTCATGACGCGCCTCACATCTTCCGATCGATGCAGATCACCTCGCATGATTTGAAGTTCGAGCTCCGTTTTCTCACGTCGGGCACGGGTCCATTTCGCCTCTTCTGTCGTTTTGTCGAGGACTCCCTCGTCTTTTGTGTCGTCCAGACGGTACTCGATGAACGAATTCACCGACGCCGGGAGGTCGAATTGACCATGGCCGACACGGACGAACACGCCATCCTTCGCCAACTGTTGCACTCTTCGCGTTGAAATCCCGAAGATTTCGCTTATTTCGGCTGTGCTGACGGTATATGTGTTTTTCTCTGAATCCTTGCGTGCCAAGGCTTCAACCTCCCTTCGAACAATTATTTCCCAACAACAGCAAGGCGAAAGCGAAACGGACTTTTAGCGAAAAAAACTAGCGCTTCCGCGGGCCTCGCAGCACCCGTAGGCAATTTTGACCCCTCCAAAGAACCTATGTGTTTTTCAAGACGATCAGCGATTTCGTTCATTCCACAGATAATTAGCCCAATTGCTCCGTTTTAGGATTCGTGTCGGGCCCGTCCGCTTGTCTTTACGCATCGGGTGGACGGTCCACTTGATCTGATAGAACTCGGCTCCATACTTCCTCATGTTGATCCCTCCTCATGCCTTGTGTACATCAAGCACCAGACGAGCCATCAGATCTTGCGACCAAGTTCGGGGTACTCAGCCGCTACCGAAGGGGAGGATGCGTTCGTCTGGTCATTGATGCATACAAAAAGCCACCGAATCCGCTCGGTGGCTTGCGTGCGTCCCTACGACCTGAGGGACTATTTAGTTTGGAGTGAACGGTGAGGAGACGCGGTCACTTGCGGCGTGTGCACGCTCCTCTACACCCCAATTATCACACGCTTTTTTAAGGGTGGAGTATCAAATGTGTATCATATCCGTATCAAAATCGTATCATACTTTTTTTAATTCTTAAGGTTGA